ATACTCACATGCAGGAGTCACTGGAAGAACAACAATTAAGAAAGGTTTTAATTTCTTAACTTCCAAAAAAGATTTTCGTAAAAGTTGTAAATCAAAAACAGATGGTAATATTCTAGTAAGCATAGATTTTAAAGCTTGTGAACCAAACTTATTTTTAAGATCTATTGGAAGAGAAGTATTAAACCCAGACATTTATGAGTATCTTTCTTCTGAGCTTGACTTAGATGTAAAAGATAGAAGCACACTTAAGCGAGGTATTTTATCAGTACTTTACGGAGCATCAGACAGCACTTCAAGCAGAATTTTAGGGAGCAATAAAAAGACTTTAGACAAGATAAAAGAATTTTTTAAGATAGAAGAAATAGAGGCAGAGTTAAAAGAAGAGTTTAGTAAAAGCGACACAATATACAATCTTTACGGGAGACCAATACACTCAGATAAAAGTATACTTAACAAATGGATTCAGTCATCAGCAGTAGATTTTTGTAGTTTGGCATTTTTAAATTTTGTGGAGGAGTTTAATTTAGATGTCTGTTACTTAGTTCACGATGATATGGTGGTTGATGTCGATCAAGAAATGTATGAAAAAATTAAAGACGTGAAAGAACTTTATGAACCTATATCAAAGTTAACTTTACCTGTAGAAGTTACAAAGCTAAGTGCCTAAGTAATGTTATGGCAGATAAAAAAGCTAAAGTAGAATCTTACGGAAGTCAACGCCGAACTTTTGCCGGAGGTCCAGGCCCAGGTAGCAATTTCTATCACGGAAAAGACTTAGGTACACACTCTAGAGGCAGCTTAGGCACTCGAGGTGCAGATTCTAATTTTTCTAGGAGGATGCAGGCATTGGTACCAAGTGATTATTATGAGCTTACTGAAGATGAAGAAGAAGTCAATGAGATTGACGAAGACGTTGTTGTAGAGAATTCTAGATACTCTCTGACAAAAACTCTAGAATTAAATGAGCGTGCAATGAGAGATCTTTTTCTTGATTTGGGCGGTGACCTTGCTGCTGCTGGGTTAGCAGCGCTCCCCGGGTTTGGTAATTTAATATCAGCTGCTTTTGCAGGTTGGAACATTAAGCAGCTCTCTGACGATCTTCAAGAGTCAAAAGTTGCTGTTGAAGCTTTCAAGAGAAGTCAGAGTGATGAAGTCTTAGAAAGGATGGAAGAAAAATTTGATGACATAGGTATTAACTTAGTTGACCTTCTTCAGCGCATATTAGAACTGTTGCCTGACTTAGAGTCACCAACCGCAGAACTAATCTCGGTAGGCTCTAGCTTTGCCACGAATCTGCCTAGGGTTGCCAATCTTATAAATAGACTTGGCCCATACTATTACAAAATGTCAAGCTATCTGAAACTTGTAGGCTTGAGAAGCAGCACCGGGCCCGCAGCGACGTCAACTGCCGAAGCCCTTAGGCGAGCCACAGAAGCTAGAGCGCTATACTCAAAAGCTAAGACTCACGGAATTGTAATTCCTGTTATGAAATTTGTCATAGAAGCTATGGATGCAGGTCTTGCGCCGGAAGAAGTCATAAGAGAGAGCGGAATAGTAAAAGGCTCAGCTAACATGATGATTCTTTTAGCTGACTTACTTGAAGACTACTATATACAAAAAGAAGCATACCTTCTAGCTGTAGGTGACATGGAAGACCCGCCGCCTTTTATATATCAACAAAGAATCCTTGGAGCTAGCGACAGAATAGAAGACTACAGTATTGAAGATTCAAGCCCGGATCCTCTACCGCCGCCTTCTACAGACTACGTAGAGTATTCTGATTCTCTTGAACCTGCTCCTGAAGATGTGACCCCACCGGCTCCTCTCGGTCCAGACAGTTTTAATACAGGTGAATTTATTAGAAAGCTGTTTCTTACTAGCCCAGATGACGAAGGTCTTTTTAGCGAAAGTCTATCTGCAATGTCTTTGCAGTATTTAATAGAAGAAAAAGACGACGAATTGACAGAAAAAGATCTAGAAGAAGAAGACATAACAGAGTTTTCTGGAGCTGGAGGAGGAGCTATAGCAATCGGAACGCTCCCGCTTGGTATGTCAACAAAAGGACCAAAAGGTGAGAGAAGTGCCACATCTGGAGGCAAGGCATTTCCTTATAGCAAGAAAAGTAGAGATGCGTTTAAGCAGTACGCAAGGAAAACTTTTGGAGGAAAATAGCAAATGAGTGTAATTCTAAAAGGGCAGTTAAATTTAAGAGGAAGCCTAGTGATATCAGGTAGTTCATCAGCCTATTCAGGCGATGGTTCAGCTGCATCGCACTTTGTTGTTGGGTTTGAAGCAGGATCTGGTGATGTTGGCTATGCAGCCAATTCCGATAGAACATCTTGGACAATCTACGATCGAGTGTCTGGTAATGCAACTGCATTTGATGCTGCCTACGGAAAAAACGCCAGTGGGAATGGTATCTACATAATGACAAATGCTTCTACTACTAAAGACATCACGATTAGTAGTACAGACATAACTGACGGTTCTCTTTGGTCAACTGTCAACTTGAGCTTTGGGTCCGGCGGTCGCTCTAAGTCAATTGCTTGGTCAAATGACTCTACTAGTTCTACTTCTGGTGTTTGGATGTTAGGTACGAATCAGGGTGAAGTCTGGAGAAGCACTGATGGTGCTAACGCGTGGTCTAAGTTATCTACCAGCGATGCTCCTAATCGAAATGCTGCTAGGATTTTTTCAATAGCTGGGAATGGCTCAGGTCGATGGGCGTTTGGCCAGCAAGACAGGCTTTATTACAGTACAAATGACGGAGCAACATTTGCTAAATCAGAGCCCTTCACCATGGCTACTGTTATGGGTGTTGCTTTTACTAACTCAACACTGGTAGTCGTATATCAGAAATCAGGTGAGGCTAATCTGTTTTTAAGATCAGCAGCAGAAACAGATGTAACCACCTGGAGCGCCGAAGTTGATCTTGGGATTGCAAAACCAGTTGAATCTCAAGATGCAGAAGACAACAACATTGATCATCGGGCCAGTTTGGCTGCCGCGCTTGGAAGAGTTGTTATTACTTCCGCTAACGTCGCAGCCATCGCAAGAATTAACGTTAGCGGAACAACTACAAGTAACTTTGCTAATCCAACTTACAGCGGATCGAAAATAAAAGATATTACTACTGATTCAAATACTTGGATGTTAGTGACGGAGGGTGGAGACATTTTTGAGAGCACTAATGGCGGAGAAACTTGGTCTCAGACTGTTGACAATATTCTAATTAATAGATCTGGCGGATCATTTAGCAATAATGATATCACTTGTGTGGCTGCTAGTAAATACCTGCCTTTATAATTAAATTTTGTACAAACATCACTCCTTTAGTATAATGCTTAAGCAATTAAACATTGCACATTAAACATTGCACATTAAAAATTAAAGGAGAAAACAATGGCAATAGATTTTGACGCGATTAAACGTAAACTTGAGCGTCTTAGCGGCGCAAACAAGAACCGCAATTCAACCTGGAAGCCTGTTGAAGGTGAAGAACACACTGTGAGGCTTATTTCTTTTCCTGACAACGATGGCCAGCCTTTTAAAGAAGTACAGTGGTACTACAATATTCCAGGCGCTCGCGGCCTGGTGGCACCGTACCAATTTGGAAAGAAAGATCCAGTTCAGGAGTTGATTGGAAAGCTTAGAGAAGAAGGCTCACCTGAGTCTTACGAGATGGCTAAGAAGCTTTACCCGAACATGCGCACTTATGCTGCAGTTGTTGTCCGAGGACAAGAAGATGAAGGTGTAAAGATTTGGGGCTTTGGAAAGACCGTGTATCAAAAGCTTCTATCGATCATGCTTGATGAAGATTACGGTGATATTACCGATCCCCTCGAAGGCCGCGATATTAAGGTTGTTTGCACCAAACCTCCTGGTAAAAAGTATGCCATGACTGATGTTATGCCTAGAGGTAAAGTGACAAAGCTTTCTACAAAGTCAAAGCAAGCATCTGAGTGGCTTGAAAATATTCCTAAAGTAGAAGACTTGTACACGCTCAAGTCTTACGACGAGATTTCAGGAATTCTTGAGAAGTGGATCAATGGTGATGATGACACTATGTCGAGTGAAGGAACCGAACACCCAACAAGCACAAATGAATCAACAAGCGATGATACTTCGGCTGAGTCTAACAAGAGCGAAAAGTTTTCAAGTTTAGATGACGCTTTTGCAGACTTGATGGACTAAAATTTAGAAAAATTTATACTGAAAGACACCGAAAGGTGTCTTTCTTTTTTTTAAATTAAGTTTGACAACGCTTGTAAGATTTGCTAATTTTCTGTATAATCGTATAAATTAGGAGAACTGAATGTCTAAAAACGATGATTTTACCAAAGACTTGATTAAGTCGCTAAATAAAGAACAAGGATCTAGAGTTGCTTACAATTTAGCTGTCGATGAAAGTCCGACTCATGTAAAGAGGTGGATAAGTAACGGATCTAAACAATTAGATTGGATTTGCGCAAATAAACCTAACGGAGGTTTACCAGAAGGGCGAATTGTCGAAATATTCGGCCCACCTAGTATTGGAAAATCTCACATAGCTACGCAGATAGCTAGAAGCACTCAGTCTATGGGCGGTATTGTTGTTTATATAGATACAGAAAATGCAACTTCAGTTGAAAACTTGCAATTGCTTGGCGTTGATGTTTCAAAAAGATTTGTGTACGTCGATACACACTGTACTGAAGAAGTTCTTTCAATTGCTGAAAAGACAATATTGAAAGCAAAAGCGCTTGATAAAGACGTACCAGTCACAGTTATTTGGGACTCGGTAGCTGCTTCTTCTCCTAAAGCAGAACTTATGGGCGACTACGACAAAGAAAGCATAGGGCTGCAAGCAAGAGCAATTTCAAAAGGCATGCGAAAAATTACAGGCATTATTGGCCAGACTAACAGCTTGTTTGTGATTCTTAATCAAATCAGAACCAAGATTGGAGTGATGTACGGAGATCCAGATACAACTCCTGGCGGCAAAGCCATTCCTTTTCACTCTTCCATTAGGATTAAGCTAGGCGCCGGACAACCAATTAAAGACGGAGATGATGTGATCGGCATCAACGTTTGGGCAAAGACTGTCAAAAATAAAGTTGCCCCACCATTTAGAAAAGTTCACTTTCAAATTCACTTTGGAAAAGGCATCGTAGAGCACGAAGAGTTGTTTGATCTTCTCAGAAAACACTGCAAGGACAATGATGTCATAAAGGATAACATCATGTACAAGATCGAGGGTGGAGGAGCTTGGAAAACAATTAGCATGACAGATACAAACACAGGCGAAGTAGTTGCAGAAAAGAAATTTTACAAAGCTAACTTTAATGAGATTGTCGAAAGTCATGACTGGAAAGAAGCTGTAGATATTTTGACTGAGTCTGCAATGTTTAAAAAGCTCGGTTCTATTGAAGGTGTCGACATCGACGCTGACTCGTATGAAGAAGTTCAATCACTTGCTAGCGAATTGGATATGGACTTTGATGTAGATGTATAAGAATCGAATAATTCTTATTGACGGCCTCAATTTGTTTACGAGGCACTTCATAGCAAATCCTGCAATGTCTGAAAACGGAGAGCACGTTGGAGGCGTTGTAGGATTTTTTAATGCAATGATGCGATTAGTTGAAAAATGCAAACCTGAAGGTGTTGTAGTAATCTGGGAAGGAGAAGGTTCTAAGAAAAAAAGAGGTCTGTATAAAGAGTATAAGCGGAACTCCAAACCTCAAAAATTAAATAGATACTATGAAGATAGTGATATTCCTTCTACATATCAAAACAGAAATTTTCAATTAAAGACTTTGATATCAATACTTACCTGTTTACCCGTGTGTCAAACTTATGTGTCTGGCGCAGAAGCAGATGACGCAATAGGTTATCTTTGCAAGTACTTGCTCAAAGACAAGAACATTGTGATAGTCTCTTCAGACCACGATTTTTATCAGCTTGTCAATGACAAAACAATTATATGGTCGCCTACGCTAAAATCTTTTGTTGATAAAAACAAAATTATTGACAGGTTTGGTATTCACCCCAACAACTTTTGCCTTGCAAAGAGTATTGCAGGAGACAGTTCTGACAACATACCGGGCGTAAAAGGTGTTTCATACAAAAGCCTTGCTAAACGCTTCCAGAAGTTAACAGAGTCCCACGAATATATGCTCTATGACTTAGTTGCCGACGCAAAGCAATTGCAAAAACCAAAAGGTCCAAAAATATTTGAAAGAATTGTTAGCAGCGAAGATTTGATTAAAAGAAACAATCGGTTAGTTCTTCTTGACACAAACAACTTGTCATTATCACATATAGAAAAGATTGAAAGTGATGTTGAAAATTTTCTTCCTGCGTATGATAATATGACTATACACAAAATCCTTAAAGAATCATCAATCGATAAGATTGATCTTTTAAGGTGGAACTATCTTCTAAAAAATTTAAAAAAAGGCACTATTAAATGAGTTATGAAAATCACTTTTCTAAGTACGGAAAAGACTTTCAAGAAAAAATATTTCAATCTCTTTTGAGAGACCATCAGTGGGCAACTCAAATGGTTGAAGTAATGACACATGAGTATTTTGAACTTAAATATCTTCAGTACTTATGTGACAGATTTTTTGGATTTTATTTAAAATACAAAAGTTTTCCAACCTTGAGCATGCTGGTATCAATTATTAAAGATGAGCTTACTGAAGGTGATGACATAATCCTCAAAGGGCAGGTCATTGAGTATCTCTCAAGAGTTAAGTCCTCACCTGACTTAGGAGATTTAGAATACGTAAAAGAAAAAAGCTTAGATTTTTGCAAAAAGCAAGTGCTTCAGCAAGCTCTCGAAGATAGTGTAAAAGCAATTCAAGGTGAGAACTATGAAGCTGTGCTAAATATCATGAAAGATGCTGTTTCTAAAGGATCAGGCTCTTCTGTTGGTCATGACTTTTTTAAAGATCATGAAGCTAGATTTGCCAAAATAAATAGAGTTTGTTGTCCAACAGGAATGCATCACTTAGATGCAAAAGATGTATTTAACGGTGGCCTTTCTAGAGGAGAAATTGGAGTCATCGTTGCGCCTACGGGTGTTGGTAAATCTCATTGGCTAGTAGCAATGGGTGCTGAAGCGCTTAAGCGTGGTAAGAATGTCGTTCATTACACTTTTGAGCTTTCTGAAACAGCCGTAGGTATTAGATACGATAGTAATTTGACAGGAATACCATCCTCAGATGTTGTTGACAACAAAGAAAATGTTTTAAATCATTATAAGGAAAACGACTACGGTCGCCTAATTATAAAGCAGTACCCAACAGGTTCTGCCAGCATAGTGACGATTAGAAACCACATTGAAAAACTATCAATGAAAGATTTTATTCCGTCACTCGTCGTAATTGATTATGCTGATATTATGAGATCAACTAGACAATTCGATTCTTTGCGACATGAGCTTAAGCTAGTTTATGAAGAGTTGAGAAACCTTGCAATGGAGATGAACATTCCTGTTTGGACAGCATCACAAGCAAACCGGGAAGCTTCTAACTCCGAAGTAGTTGGTCTCGAAAACATGTCAGAAGCCTATGGCAAGGCCATGGTCGCCGACATTGTTGTTTCTTTATCGAGAAAGGCAACAGAAAAAGCTACTGGTTCTGGTCGTCTGTTTGTAGCAAAAAATCGTGCTGGAAAAGATGGAATTCTTTTTCCTGTTAAAATTGACACTGCAAGATCTAAGATAGAAATAATAGACGACCCTAGTCAAATGTCACTAGTAGATATTTATGATTCTCATAATACAGGCACAAAAGACATGTTAAAATCTAAATGGAAAGAAATAACAGCAAGCAAATAGAGGGGCTAATGTACTCATACGAACAAGTTTTAAAATTATCAACAGAATATTTCCAAGGCGACGAGCTTGCAGCAAGTGTGTTTGCTGGAAAATATGCGCTTCAAGATAGAGAAGGAAATTACTTAGAATCAGATCCAAGTGATATGCACAGAAGACTAGCAAAAGAGTTTGCAAGAGTTGAGCAAAAATATCCTAACTCTATGTCTGAAGATGAAATTTACTCACTGTTTGAAGATTTTAAATACGTAGTACCTCAAGGCTCGCCAATGAGTGGTGTAGGTAACAATTTCCAAATTCAGTCTTTATCAAACTGTTTTGTCATCGCATCACCCGAAGATAGCTATGGCGGCATTCTCAAGACTGACCAAGAGCAAGTTCAAATTATGAAGCGCCGCGGCGGCGTTGGTTTTGACGTTTCAAACATTCGCCCCAAGAATCTTGCTACC